TTAACATCATCTCTTGCATTTGCTCTCTAAACTCTAATTGTACTTGTTCTTGTGCCATTAAACTTATGTGTTCTAAAATATTTTTTTGTATTGCACCCATTATTGCAGGATTATTTCTAACCATGTTAGTTGACATAAAATTTAAGTGTGCAGTTATGTGGGCTCTATGATCTTGGCCTGGAAAAGCTTGGAAAGGTTTACCTGCAAGAGCATTTATATGTTCCATACTAGGATCCATTGGTGCTGTTGGTGCAGGTGGGGGTAAAACTGCATCTACATTTTTAACACCTATGGCCTCATACATGTTTCTATATACTTGATACAAGTTATGTATATTGGGATTAGATGTTGCAAGTTGTAACTGTGTTTGCGCTAAAGTAATTCTTTGTGACATTGAAAATATATTAGGATCTGCAACTGGTATGACATCTATTCTGTCATCAAAGTCTGCTTGTTTAATATTTCTTGCACCACCTACAACGTCATATGGATATTCTGGTGGTAAGTATTGTGATACAACTTTAGATAATAATTTAAACTCATCTTTCATAGCCGCGTAACATCTTTTGTGTATAGCAGACATTACTCTTGAACCACGTTCTAGAAGTGCAATAGTTGTTCCAACAGCTGCAGCTTGATTACTATCTCCTACTTGCATGTCGGCTATAGCTGCAAACCTTTGGCCTGCAGATACAACTACACCTAATAAGTTTAATAAAGTTTGTGATGGCTCTTTGTATGGTAGAGGAAAGAAAGCATCTCTTAGATTACCACCTGGTGCATCTACATCTTTAAACTCACCTGGTTGTATTGGTGATGCTTCATCTCTAACTCTTACACCCCTTTGTTTAAATCCCGCAGGTAAGTTGGATAATGTTCCTGCATCTAATAATTGACGGAGAGCAGCTGTTGCTGTTCTGCTCAATCCGCCAATCATATGTATCAACCCAAAGCCATAAAAACCAAGTCCTGGCAGAAATTTGAAATGGACGAAATATTGGATTTTATTTTTCTTTAGATCATCGGGCGCATAGTTCCTTCTTATAGAGAGAACTGTTCGGCTACCTTCTTCTACAGTTACTATGTAGGGTAATTTTATTCCTGTTGCTTGACCTTGACTATCAACGTCTTCAAAACCTTCTAAGTCTAAATTTACATGACACTCTAACAAAGTATAAATTGTTTCTTGTTTACCAGATTTTTTAGTGCCATCTAACTCACGCTCTTTTTTCTCTACAGAGTTTTGCTCAACACTACTTGGTGGTGCTAACTCTACGTCAGTATAAAAACCATTTACTTGTTGTTTTCTTAACTCATTTTCAGATATTTTAACAACGTGTATTACAGCCTCTGCGTCTTCAATTGAAGTTGCAGTGTAAGGCACGATTAATTCATCTGCAGGTACAAACTTAGACACAACTCTACCTAGTGGTACATCGTAGTAAACTTTTTTAAATGTAGAACCTGCAAGTGGTAGGTGAAATAACATAGAATCAAACTCTTCTTCGTATTCTTTCATTTGATCCATGATTAAATAATTCATGTAATCTTTTACACGTTGTGCTTGTTGTTCTGTTTGTGGACTTTTAACTCCTATAATCTGTGTTCTTACAGGTCCATCACTTGGTAATAATTCTTTATAAGCTTGTGCTTGAAACTGTGTTACAGCTTCAGCTAAAACAGGATGTGTTGCACCACTCGCTCCTTGAAATGGCTCTGTTCTATTTTCATATTTAAATCCTAATAAATCTAAACCTTGAGTGTAAGATTGTTCCCAATCTTTTCTTGACGCTTTGTAGTCCATGTAATTCTGAACCATGTCAGAGCCAATAGGATCTAAAATATCTTCAGGTAATATGTCTGCTAAGTTATCAAAATGATTTTCTGTTCCAGGTATATTGATCGAACCTGGTTCAAAGTCTACGATTGCTCCACCATCATCCTCTGGTATTACTTCGACAGGTGGTTTTTCTACAATTTCTTCTTGCTCAACAACTTCTTCAGCTGGTAGCTTGATCTCTGCTCTTACTTCGTTGGGAAGCGATTTGTCTATTTCTGCCATTTAATTTCTCCAGTCTAAAGCTTTTAACTTGTTTTAAAGGAACATTCAACCCTTGAGGGTTAGGTCCACGTAAAGGTGGTATTGTGGTTGTTAGTTTCTTTACCATTATATATCTCTACTGCCTCCTGATAAAGGTCTATCCATATAAGGCGTTGGTTTTGATATGAATCCGCCTTTTGCTTTTTTGTCTCTTTCCTCAGCTTCTTTTAAAAGTTTCTCTGTTTCTTCCGCTCTTTTTTTAGGCATACCTTTTTTATTGTATTCTAAATTTTGAAATATATCTTTTAAGCTAGGATATGCTACATCTGTTGTATCTCTTAAAAGACTCTGTGCAATAATATTTTTAGCATCTTCTTTTGCAAATCCGACAGTATCGATAGTATCAATAACATCATCATTGTAGCCATCCTCACCTATTAAAAATAAATTAAATGTTCTTTCTTTACCTCTTCTGTTTCCCGCCTCCTCTACAAATTGAGTAATATCTACAAGTTCCCCCACTAATTTTTTATCAAATAAAATATCAAATCCATCCCCAGTTTTTCTAAAAGTTATTTGTTTTTTTAAAGCAGGTATTTCAAAGTCTCTTAGTGTTATATTATTTTCTTTGGCAACTTGTTCAGCTTCGTCTTTTGAATCAAAATACTTCTCCCAAGTTTGAATTTTATTAATAGGTTGTTGTTTCTCTTTTATTTCTTTTCTAATTACTTCTTCAACTGTTTGTTTAGATAGTTCTGGTAATAAATCAGGTTCACCTTCTGGTGGTTCTTGTTGTGGAGTTTTTTCTTTATCAACTTCTTCTGGTAAATTTTCTTTGTTTTTATCTTTAAACATGTTAGCTAAAGCTAAACCTATTCCTGCTCCAAGTGGTGCTTCTATGATTGGTAGTCTTCTTTCAGCATCTGGATCTCTTTCAGGAAAACTTGGGTTTAATGTTAATATACCTTCAGCCATTACTCACCTAACATTCTAGCTAAACCACCACTAGCAAAACCATACTGACCACCTCTTCTATCTTCTCTAGCAGTTTGTCTTGGAGAGGATGTTGTCGTTGTACCCCTAGGACTTTGTCCTTGTTTTGTTGGAGCTGAGAAACCACTTGTAGTTGGTTTTGTATCACGACCCGTAGGTCCAGCTGTTCCAGGCTTCGTGGTTCTTGTAACAGTTGTTGTTGGTTTTGAATCTCTTTGATTTTTGATATTTTCTAAAGCTCTTTTTCTAGCCTCTTCAATTTGTCTAGCACGGTCGGCTCTTAGATTCATTATAACAGGATCAAAAGCAAAATTTGGTTCTACTTTATAGTCTCCCATTATTTCATCGTATAATTGTTCCGTAGTTGTACCTGGAAGTTTAAACGCTCCTTTAATATTACTTAAATTATCTTTTAAAAATTCACTGAACGCTTCTTTTTTTGTTAAGTTAGGATCCATAAGACCTTTTCCAAGATCTACGACCTCTTTTATCGCCCCTAAACCGCTCGCACCAAAAGCACCCGATAGATATGAAATAGGTCCTAATATAGGATCTGAGTAAGCACCTTTTCCTAAAGTCTCTGCTAATAAGTTTGCTGCCGCTTGATGTCTAAAGTCAGACGGTACTCCACTTGCTGCATCAAAGGATCCTGGAAAGTCAGTTTGAATACGACCTATACCAGTTAAATTATCAAGTCCTTTTTCAATATTAAATTTTGCTTGATTATAGTCTGCCATTATTTCCTCGTCTGTTGGAGGAGATGTGCCATCTTGATAATTAACACGACCACCTTTAGCGAGTGAAGTTATACCACCTTTGGAAAATTTTTTAGAAATACCTAATGAGATATTTTTAGTATCAGGATCATACATTACTCTTCCTGATAAACTGTCATCATCACCACCATATCTAATACCTATTTTTTTTCTATTATCATCAAAACTAGCTAAACCTAATTCTTGGTCATCTTTTTCAATTCTATTTCTAAAATCAACAAAACCAAATTCTCCTAGTAAACCTATCTTATCTGTAATCGGTAAGTCTAAACCTACTATTAAATCAAAAAGTTGTTTCTCTTGTGTTATACCCTCTGGTGCTCCTTCTATTTGTTGTTTTTCTGTTTTAGTAAAAAAAGGAAGTGGATCACCATATTTATCAAACTTTGGTATAATTTTAACTACGTCAGATAATTTCATTAATAATAATTCCTTTTAGGTTTTGGTTCTTTTTGATCTATGTAATCTTCGGGGTGGTCAATCAATCCACCTTGTCTAAAACGCATGATCGCTTGTGTTGTGCTATCAACCAAGTCATCATGATCGCCATATGGGAACGCTGCACATTCCTCTATGACCTCCTCGGCAAACTTTTGCTCAGGAGCCCATATCATACCACTTTCAAACAAAGGTGCAACCGCATTTACACGAGCGTGTTTGTCATTTCCTTTGGAGGGACTGAAGTTCACGACTGGTATATCCATCTTCCTCAACTCATAAGTCAACGGCAATCCACTGGCTTTTGCCTCAACAATCACTGTTTCAGGTTTCCAATACTCATATTGTTCAAGGGCCAGTCTTCGAAGTTCTGGAAACTCGTACCGTCCTTTGATAGCATCTAGTAATATTAAATTAGCGCCCTCATCTTCTGATGGATAAAATACTCCCCATGTCGTTATGGCACTGTAATCTGCTGTTTCTTTTTTAAGAAACGCTGTGTCGTAAGATTGTATCACGTGTTGTAACTGTGGAATATTTTCATCCGTATAAGTTCTCCACCAATCTCGTTTTAATATTGCTCCTTCTTCTGCTGTTGGATTCTGCATCCACTGTGCGTTCCATTTAGCAACAGGCAAAGTTGCTTTTACTTTTTCTAGTTCGTCTTGCTTCCAATATTCAGGCCACACTGGTCCATGTTCCATGATTGCTGGAAACTCGACCACGTGCCATTG